TTGTTCCCAAAATCTGTCTTGGTAGAATGTAGCTAGATTGTTCTTCATAAAGCTAATATTTTCTTCCATTCTGTATTTATCTGATTCCCAACGCTTGTGTAGTTGGGTTTTGTCCATAGTTAATACACCTAGATTCCTGTCAATCGCTTCATTAATCCGTTCTGCAGGGTCTATGATATCGTCATACGAATGGTCTATCAAGTCATCAAACATGTCCAAGCCCATCTTACGCAAAAACGCTACTGTTCCGGGGCTTGAGACCATGATAGGGTAGTTACATCCATAGACAAAATGTAGTGTTTTCTCTGTGATGTTGAAACTAAGTTCGTTGTAGCTAGTCTCAGATACAAACTCTATATAACTATTGCGGTACTTATGTTGCAATGAATCCTTGAAGTTTGTTAGATTGTCATTAGGTTTATTGTGATAGATATCGTACAAATCGTCATTAATCACATGGCTAACAGAATGATACTTTGTTACGCCGTTGTTTGCTTTGTTGTAGTTTCTGTCGTTCTCGTAATCATAGACAATGAGGTCTTTCAGTGATTTGTTATCAGGAATACTTAAGAAACTAATCTGTCCATACTCATCTAAATCTCTGGCATACAAACTTGCAATCAAATACATCCTGTGATATCTAGGGCCTCTGTTCAATGAAATAAAGTTCTTGCTAGTATCTGTGTTCTTATACAAGTCAGGTGTATGTTCTTTGTACAAACTAATCTGATTAGTAATATCCCCACCCATGTTGACTATTGTGCAGTTGGGTTTGTCTATCTCTTTGTCTAAGTTTTCTAGGCTAGTAACAATCACAAACTTCTTGTCACTGAAATAGTCACACATGTCACCGAAGTATGTACTGAGTTCGGGCATGGTATCGACCCATGACCGTTCCATATTCATTCTAAAATGGTCCTTGATAAACAATACAACCGTATCCATATTACTGTTGGTTATAGTATCGTCTATCAACTTCTCCATCTCTCTGCGATTATATGTATGTTGCGAGTATACATCTAATTGCCTATAGAATTCTTCACGCATCAGTTCCATTTCTTCACTATCACTGATTCGCTCGGCATTGCCGCTTACATTTAAGTACTCAAAGAACAATTCTTCTCTATCATTAAAGTATTGTTTGTCACCCGAAATTCTAAGTGCGTTACTTGATTGTGCGAAGAACACATCCATATCTCTATATTTTGCATTGAATATCAAACTCTTGTTCATATACAATCCAGTATCGATACTGATTGGGCTTGTCCACATGTACACAAACAACGCATTACCCAAACCATACATCTTCTTCTTACTATACAGTGAGAAAAACAACTTTATGGAAAAGTCATCGTAGGGAGGGCGTGATACAATCTTTAGCATAGCGATATTTATAAACTAAATATCACATGCGTTTTAATCCCAGTGACTACAGTGTAGTCTTTCTAAGTTACGATGAACCAAATTGCGAAGAAAACTATCAACATCTACTCACAGTGTGCCCAAATGCATTAAGAGTGCATGGTGTTAAGGGTTCAGATACAGCACACAAAGCATGTGCAGATATAGCAACAACTGACCGATTCATTATCATCGATGGTGATAATAGGGTTAGACCTGGCTTCTTTGAAATCACACACGACATTGAATTCAATGACAGTAACATCATTAGTTTCAGCGGGTACAACATAGTAAATGGAACACAGTATGGCAACGGTGGTATCAAGTGTTGGCACAAAGACACTATCCGTAACATGCGTACACACGAGAACAGCATCGGTGACAAGTTTACGATAGACTTTGATTACCATAACTACTTAGAGTTCAATATGATTGGTTCAGATGTGTATATCAACAGTAGCCCATTACAAGCATGGCGTGCGGGGTTCCGTGAAACATTTAAATTGAGCCTTGATGATACAATCGACTGGCGCAACAAAGACAGACTATATCGTTGGATGCATTTGGGCAGTGATGTAGAGAACGGTCTATACTGCATTCACGGTGCAAGAATGGCTTACTTCTTAATGAAGCATGAAGAATGGAATAACCATTCACACATCAGAGACTTTGACTTTCTCAATGATATGTTTGATAAACTGGCTAAAGACTTTGACCAAGACAAGTTACTAGCAGAGTGCAACAGATTGGGCGAACTTATCGGCATAGAGAATGTGTTCGGTAGTTATAAGAGTAGTGAATACAAGAACAGAATTGCTAGCCCTGTCCGTAGCCCGGAACTGTTTGTAAACAACAAACAACCAGTTGAGTATGACATTGTGTTCATACACAACAACGAGAAGTATGCGGAAGAAAACTTTGAGAAAGTCAAACAAAGATTCCCTAGAACTAAACTATTGTCAGGGCAACAGGGCATACATGAAGCACATAAAGTTGCAGCCAGAATGTGCTGGACAGATTACTTCTGGGTGATTGACGGTGATGCCATCATTGTTGATGACTTTGACTTTACACACAATGATGTAGAGTTCTATGAAGAACCTACAGTAAGAGTATATCGTGCTATTAACCCAGTGAATGGCTTAGTGTATGGTCACGGTGGTGTTAAACTATTACCACGATTAGCTACATTGAATATGAACACAACGGGTGTAGACATGACTACTAGCATTAGTACATTGTACAAGCCAGTTGATATTGTCAGCAACATACATAGATTTGATGTTGACAGTTTCAGTGCATGGCGCACAGCATTTAGAGAGTGTGTTAAGTTAAGCAGCCAAGTGATTGATAGACAGAACAATAAAGAAACAATGGATAGACTATTCACATGGTGTAGTATTACCAATGACACATTGTTTACTAGAGAGATACTTATGGGCGCATTGCAAGGCAAGCGTTACGGTGAGCAGAACAAAAACGACAAGCACAAACTAAGAATGATTAATGACTATGCGTGGTTAAAGAATTTATATGACGAACAATTTCAATGATATCCCATTCGACAGAATAGTTAAGTTCGGTCAAGATACAATGCTAGACAAAGACTTGTTTAGTGTTAGCTGGATACTGGGTAGATTCTGTAACTACAAGTGTAGCTATTGCTGGCCCTATGCTAACAGTCAGACACCTGACCACCAAGAGTTTGAAGTATACAAAAGAACAATTGACGATATTAGATTTCAAGCGGCTAACAATGGGTACACTAAGTTTCATTGGAGCTTTAGTGGCGGTGAACCCACAGCATACAAACACTTGTTAGAACTAGTGGGCAAAGTTCACTATGATAGTATTCACATGACTACTAACTTAAGTCCGGGCATTCAATGGTGGGATAGATGGCTACATGCAACACAACTAAGCAGACGCCGTAGTATCACTGCTAGCTATCATCACGAGTTTGCGGATGAGACTGAGTTTGGTGACAAGATTATACACTTGATGAACAACGGTGTATTAGTCACAGTCAATCAAGTTATGGTGCCAGGACACTTTGAAGAATTGTACAATCGCTGTGTCAGGCTACACAACAGAGGTATCAATGTTACATTGAAACCACAGAGTAACGAACAAGCGAACGGAATTGTAGATGGATACAATGACGAGATGATGCACATGATGCGTACTGGCTTCCCGCAACAAACAGATGAGGAAGAAGTGTTACAAGTTAGACTGATAGACGATACACAGAAAGTCTGGTGGTTAGACCAAGCAGAACGGTTTAACAGTTTTGGGTTCAATCAGTTTACCGGTTGGATGTGTAACAGTGGCTATCAGGGTATTGTTATTCGTGGAAACGAAGTCAAGCGTAGCTATAGTTGTATCGATCCAGTACTAGGTACACTAACAGATGGGTTCACTATCTTTGATAAGCCCACAATCTGTACAACAAACCGTTGTGTATCTAGTGCTGACAGTAAACTTCCAAAGGTGAAACATGTTTAAAGATAGTATATCAAAAAGAATTAAAGACGGTAAGTTCTTGCCAATCGAATGTCCATATCCTGCCGATATGTATACAACAAATAGTGAGGGTTATAGAACACAAGAGTTTGATACTATTGACTGGAGTAATAGTGCTGTAATATTCGGTTGCTCAAATGTATTCGGGATAGGTGTAGATGACGATGATACATTGAGTAGTCAATTAAGTAAAATGATAGACATGCCTGTAATCAATATGGGCGTTGGTGCTAGTTCAATGGAGTTCTCATTCTATAACAGCATGATACTACATAAACAATATCCCACTCCCAAAGCAATAATACATGTTTGGAGTGCGTTAGAAAGAACCACATACTATTTCAGAAATACATTGATTAATCACGGCTCATGGAACATGAATGAAAAGTACATGGATGCATATAATCAAACTGATAGTCACCCAGAAGTACATGGACTAATGATGCAGTTGATTAGCAAACAATTGTGGGTGCCCAAGACAAAATACTACGAGACTAGCTTCTTTGGTCAGACAGCAAACTTATTGGGCATATACGAGCCAAGTTGGGCAGATTGCGCTAGAGATAATATACACCCTGGACCTAAAACATTGTATAATCTAGCAGTAAAGATTAAGGAAGAGTTATGCTTATAGACACAGAACACTTACATCATTGGATGAATGCTATTCGTATCAGCAACAACCCTATGCGTACACTAGACGCATTCTGGAGTGGGCAAGTAAAGAGTAAAGAATGGTTAGTTGATACATTAGAGTATGTGATTCGTCCTAACATCAATCCAGAGCCATTGACTATTGAAATTCATGGCGGCTGGGTAGGAACACTAGCAAGTATGTTGTTCCAAAGTAAACTAAACATTAAGAGTATTCGCAGTGTTGACATTGACCCACATGTACAACATATTGCAGTAGAGATGAATCGTATTGAATACAATCAGGGTCGCTTTGATAGTATCACCGCTGATATGTGTGAGTTGAAAAACTATCCAGCAGACATTGTAATCAACACAAGTAGTGAACACATTACACAAGAACAATATGATAAGTGGCTAGACAATACGCCGATGAGTGCCATGATTATCACACAGGGTAACAACTATGATATCCCTGAACATGTTCGCATCAGCAAAGACATAGATGAGTTTGAACAACAATGTCACTTGACTAGAAAATTCTCGGGCACAAAACGATTGCCAATATACGACAGATACATGATTATAGGATACAAAAATGGACAGTAAATTAAGAACCTTTATTAAAACACTATCATACAGAATACTAAGCATATTGACTGTGTTGATCCTAAGTATTGTATTAGACTACGGCGCTGGCTTTGGACTCAAGTTCATTATTATCACAATGACGATAGGGTTTGCATTATTCTTTGCACACGAGCGTGTGTGGAACATGTTTAAACTGTATAAGGACGGGGACAGCGACACACCCAAGCGTAGTTTAATCAAAACAATATCATGGCGCATACTGAGCTTTATTGCATTGTTCATCGTGGGTATGGTACTAGGACTATCTAGTGAGAGTGCGTTGGTATGGACAGTTACTAATAACTTAGCCTTTATCATAGTTCATTATCTACATGAACGGTTATGGAACAGAATCAAATGGGGCAGAACATAAAACCAATACAAATCATCAACAGTGATTATGATGAATACCTAAGCATTCAATATGCTTTCACCAATGTATGTAATTACAGTTGCAACTACTGCTGGCCCGAGAGTCACTCAGGAACTAGTCGCTGGCCTGACTACGATATTATCTGTAAAAACTTTGACCACTTAATCAGTGTATACAAAGAAAACTTCAATAAGAAAACAGTTCGCTTCCATATGCTTGGGGGCGAACCTACATTATGGCCCAAGCTAGGTGAGTTCGCTAAGTTTATCTATGATAGACATGGGTGCAGAATGACTATGAGCACGAATGGGTCACGCACTGTACGCTGGTGGGAAGAATATGCCGAATACTTTGATGACATTCAAGTGAGTATACACCATGAAGAATGTGATATAGAGAAAGTCAAACAAGTGCTTGATGCTATCTATAACAAGGGCACAGTAATGACGGCAGCATCAGTACTGATGGATCCCAAAGCATGGGACAAGTGTGTGGGTATTGTCAATGAATTATGTGCTCATCCTACACCTTGGGTAGTTAAGACTAAGATGCTTGTAGAAGTTGAGGGCGATGAACGGTCAGCTATTCACAAAGACTATCTACCAGAACATATTGAGTATATGCGTGACAAGATGAAACGGTATCCCCCACAAGAGTATATCGACAAGATGAAACTATTGGGCAATATTGAACTAAAGAAGACAGCCGCTAAACTGATTATGAGTGATGGGTCAGAGCAACCCTACAATACATTCAACTTCTATGAGAATAAAATCAATACATTCTATGGATGGGAATGTAATATCGGGGTAGATAGATTAAGCGTACAAGCAGATGGAAGACTACAAGGGTCATGCGGTGAGTTAAACATCTACGGGGACAATACATTCTATATACACGATGAGGACTTTACAGAACGGTTCACCAAAGATGTGATTAAACCCACTAAGTGTACCCGTGTATTCTGTGGATGTAGTGCAGAGATTAGATTACCAAAGAAGAAAAATGTACAAGTTAAGTGATATCCGTAGTATACATTTAGAAGTCACAAGTAAGTGTCAGGCTAGTTGCCCTATGTGTGTTAGAAACATACAGGGTAAAGTAGAGAACCCCTGGCTCAACATAGACGAGATAACACTAGATAAGTTTAAAGAGTGGTTCCCCGTAGAGTTTGTCAAGCAGTTAGACAAACTATATATGTGCGGGAACACGGGTGATCCTATCATGGCTAAGGATACACTAAAGATATTTCAGTATTTGCGTGAGAATAACCCAGATATACAATTAAGCATGAACACAAATGGAAGTGCTAGAAGCTGGCAATTCTGGAAGGGTCTTGCGGCTATTAATGTGCAAGTAAGATTCGGCATTGATGGATTAATTGACACGCATAGTTTATACCGTGTAGGTACTGATTTTGTCAAGATAATAGACAATGCTAAATTGTTTATTAATGCGGGCGGCTATGCTATTTGGGATATGCTAGTGTTTGAACACAATACATTTCAAGTAGATATATGCCGTGACTTAAGCGGAGAACTTGGGTTCAAAGAGTTTATCACAAAGAATACTAGCAGATTCAAAGACAATCAATTAAATGTACTAGACCGTGATGGTAAAACAATGCACATATTGTATCCTAGCACTAAATCAATTAATATCACAAAGAAACTAGAAGAAACAGGACCCTGCACTATTAACTGCAAAGTTACAAAAGACAAGAGTTTATATGTAGCGGCTAATGGGTTAGTAAGTCCCTGCTGTTGGCTAGACTTTAACGGCATGAACCCTGCAAGTCAATCAATTGTAGACTTTAAAGACAGAGACTTAGTTCACCCTGATTTAAATAACAATACATTAACTGAGATATTCGATAGCGATTTCTTTACATTAATAGAACAATCATGGATTGATAGCCCATTGCGACAATGCAGCAGACAATGCGGGAAAGTAGACAAATTTAATGAACAATTCTAAAACATTCTGCCCATTACCCTTTATTCACATGGCGTCACGCCCTAACGGGGATATTCGCTTATGCTGTACAAGCAATGCAAGTGGCGCGGGTATTATAGACAGTAAAGAGATAGGATTAGTTAAGCGTGATGGCATTAACATGAACCTGCGTGACCATACAATTGAAGAAGTATGGAACAGTGAGTTCATGTGCAATACACGCAAACAGTTATTAAACAACGAGATACCAAGCAGTTGCACTAAATGCTTTATAGAAGAAAGTAAAGGCATTAAGAGTAAAAGATATTGGGAATCACTAGTATGGAATGAACGGTTAAACATCAATGATGTAGTAGAATCAATGGATGTTGATGGTAGACTACCCGTTAATATCCCATACTTTGATTTACGGTTAGGTAATCTATGTAATTTAAAGTGTATTATGTGTAGCCCGCATGATAGTAGCAGTTGGATTAAAGATTGGAAGATTCAAACCCCTCAGTATACTAATCACCTATTAAAGCAGGATCAGGGCTGGGACCGTACTATGGATTATACATGGTATCAGAAGGGTAGTTTCTTAGAATCAATGCGTAATCAAGCACAACATATCAAGGAACTATACTTTGCAGGTGGTGAGCCATTATTAATACCCGAACACTATAACATATTAGAGTTCATGGTTACTGAAGGACATGCGGGTAATTGTATTCTACGATATAATAGCAACGGCACAGAGATAAGCGACAGACTATTAGAGTTGTGGAGTCACTTTAAACTAGTCAAGTTCAATTTCAGTATAGACGCTTATGGGGATAAAAACGATTATATCCGTTACCCTAGTAAATGGGACACAATTACAGAGAATCTACACAAATTAGATAATACTCCAGACAATATAATAGTCAATGTTGCGTGTGCAGTACAAGCAATGAATGTATTATACCTTGACGAGTTAGTAGATTGGAAGATGAGTCAACAATTTAAGAAGGTAAACACTAAAGAGTATGGGGCAGGGTTAATTGGATTGCATTTAGTATATCTACCCAGCTATATGAATGTAAGAGTATTACCCGAGTCAGTTAAACAACAGGCTTATATTAAGATACACAATCTAATAAACAAATATGACAACGATAGATTCAGTACAGATCCATACGGTAAACAACGCTGGCTAGGATTAATTGAATATATGCGTGAAGACTGGACACATAAACTACCCGCATTAAAAGAATACTTAGAGATAACAGATAAGACACGGGGTACGGACTATACAAACACATTCAGGGAACTAAAACTATGAAACCATTATGTTACGCACCCTGGCACAGTATATTAGTACGGTTTAACGGCGACATAGTTCCTGACGGGTTATATACAGCACGGTACGGCAACATATTGACACAATCATTACCAGAGATAATGAATAGCACTGTATCACGGGGCACTAAACAATCTATGCTCAATGGTATTATACCCTCAGAGTGTAGTCAATGCCCTAAGAAAGAAAGTGTCACGGGGCATAGTCGCAGGATATTCTTTGACCATATTATCGGTCCTATGATTAATGAACAATATAACTATACTGAATCATTTAATGATATCCGTATGATTGAATTTAACATGAGCAATATCTGTAACTTAAAGTGCAGAATGTGTAACGGTATCTCTAGCAGTACATGGATCAAAGAAGAACATAAACTACACGAACTAAACAAATTATACACACGCCCGGTTAATCACCCTGAGTTTGGTTATCACAGTGTCACAACAGAAGTGGTAGACAGACTATTTGAACACCCTGAATACTTTAAGAACTTTGAGTATCTATGCATCAAAGGTGGCGAACCCTATATGGAACCTGCTAATAAACTTATTATGCAGAAACTAATAGACTTAAATCTAGCTAAGAATACCGTATTAGATATATGCACGAACGGGACCATTATAGATGAAGAATTCGATGAATTGGCTATGCAGTTTAAAGAGACTAAATGGACTATCAGCATAGAAGCAGTGGGTAAGTTATACGATTATATACGGG